AGTTGCTCAAGTGTATGATCATAGAATAGTGATGTTGGTTAATGATGCCATGAAGTATCGAAGTATGCAAAATTCAAAACCGAATATTGCAAAAAAGATTACTAAACCTGGCAAATCTTTTTCATCAGGTGTTAAGCAAGGTAAATCTGAAACTAACTTAAAATTGAGGAGAGAAAAGTTTAGTCGTCTAAAAAAATCTGGCAGTATGAAAGCTGCTCAAGATGTGTTTTTAGATATGATTAACAATAAATAACCTCAACAATAAGGATAAAAAACTATGGCAATCGTAGCAAATACATTCCAAACTTATGCAGCTATTGGTAATAGAGAAGATTTATCAGATATAATCTATAATATCTCTCCTACTGATACTCCTTTTATGAGTTCAATTGGAAAAGAAAAAGCATCTGGCACTTTACATGAGTGGCAAACTGATGCACTAACAGCAGCAGCAACTAATGCTCAAGTAGAGGGTGATGAAATCGCTTTCTTAGCAGTAACTCCAACTGTCAGAATCAATAACCAAACTCAGATTTCAAGAAAATCTGTAATTGTTTCTGGTACGCAAGATACTGTAAATAGTGCTGGAAGAAATAACGAACTAGCATACCAAATCTCAAAAAGTTCAAAAGAACTTAAAAGAGATATGGAGCTTGTTCTTTGTAACAACCAATCAAGAGGTGCAGGTGGAGCAGCAGCAGCTAGAACTTTAGCTGGTCTTGCTTCTTGGATTCAAGGTAACACTAACAAAGCAGCTAATGGTGCGAATGGACAATTCAATCCAGGTGGTGGTGCAGTTGATACTCCAGGTACACTTAGAACTGATGGAACACAAAGAGCCTTTACTGAAGCACAACTAAAAGATGTTGTTTCACAAACATGGGTTAATGGTGGAGATCCATCAATGATTATGCTTGGTGCTTTCAATAAACAAAAACTATCAGGATTTACTGGTGGCTCTACTAAAATGACTTCAGCAGAGGACAAAAGACTTGTTGCTGCTATTGACATTTATGAGTCAGACTTTGGATCAATGACTGTAGTACCTAACAGATTATCTAGAAGTAGAGATTGTTTTGTACTGTCACCTGATATGTGGGCAGTTGCCTTTCTAAGAGATTTCCAACTTATGGATCTTGCAGTAACTGGTGATGCACAGAAAAAAGCTATGTTAGCAGAATACACACTTGTTTCTAAAAACGAAAAAGCAAGTGGTGCTGTATTTGATTTAACAACAGCTTAATCAAAACATTTATAGGAGGGGATTAATTTCCCCTCTTATTAATTAATAAACAATTTTGTTTTCTTTGAAGATTTAATAATCGGAACGAAGCAATACAAAAATAGGAAAATACAATGAGAACACTAAACGACTACTTTATAACATCTGCAATTCCAGATGTATCAACTGGATCATCAACTTTTGTTTGTGTACCAGATGGTGGAAGAATAATTAAAATTATTACACATAACAAAGCTACTACTACAGGAACAGCAGCTATCTCTTTTGAAATAGGTGGTGTTGCAGTAACTAATGGTGGAATTAGCCATACAGCTTCAGGATCAGCAAATAGAGTTGCAACATCAGAACCAACTGCTGCTAATAGAGTTGAAGAAGATGGAACAATTGAATGTATCACTAATGGTGGTTCAACAAATGCTTCTAAAATGGAAATAACTTTTATTATCAGAAGATAATTACAAATTTTGTGGGGATCTTGTCTAGCGATACTTCCCCACAAATACCAATTAACTTAAAAAGGAAATAAATTATGCCAATGGGAATGGGAACTTATGGTTCTAAAAAAGGACGACCATCTAAGAAAAAAGGTAAAAAGAAAAAAACAAAAAAAGTTAAAAAAAGAAAATATTAAATATAAAGGAAAATAAATTATGAGTTTTAATTATGGTTTAAGACCAGGAACAATACAAAAAATAACTATGGCAGGAACAGCAGCTTCTATTGCTTCATCTGCTTTTGGTTCTCAAACTGAATATGTTAGAATAGCTTCTGCAACAGATTTTCATATTATCTTTGGTGCAGCTCCAACTGCTACTGCTAATCATATTCTTATACCAGCAGATCAACCAGAAATTTTTAAAGTTTCTCCAGGTGAAAAAGTAGCTGCTTTAGGTGGAAATAATGCTGTGATTTCTATTGTTGAAATGGGTGGCTAGTAGTGGCTAAGCAAAAGTTCACTTCTTTTACTCCAAGAGATAAACCACCAAAATTAGGTAAGCACAAAAAAAGTTTAAATAAGTCAGAAAAAAGACAAATGAAAATGACCAGATATAAAGGTGGTGGTAGGTGAGAAAAATATTAGAAGATACTGATAAGCATATTACTGAAACATTTTTAGATAATGATAAAGATGGTATTATTCAAAAAAGATCGCTTGATATTGAACCGATCATAGAAAATAACAAAAAATTATTTAATCAAAATGATGGTTACAGTCCTGACAAGGGACTTAAAAGAATAGCATCAATACCAGTAGTGATACTTGAGATATGGTGCAAGGAATATCATAAAGATCAAAACAATGGGAATTGGTTTGCTTTACCACAAGAAACACAAAAGAAAATTTTAAAACAAAAATTAAACAGTTCTGAATTTAAATATTTTAGAACAGCAGAGGGCAAATTTTAATGGCACTAACAAATTATACAGAACTAAAAGCATCACTTGCTAACTGGTTAAACAGATCAGATTTAACAACTGAGATAGGTGATGATTTTATTAAATTAACAGAAGCTGATTTTAATTCTAAATTAAGAGTTAGATCAATGATAGCTCAAGTTAATATAACTGTTAATGCAGAAACTGTTGCCTTACCAACTGATTTTTTACAAATTAGAGATTTTTATATTTTAAATGGTCAAACAAAAGTTCCATTAGTTTATACAACACCTGCATCAATGGACACAACCAATGGTACATCAACAACTGGTTTGCCAACCACATATACTATTTTAGGAGATACAATTAGATTCTCTCCAAAACCAGATGCAACTTATACAGCAGTAATGAATTTTTATAAAAAATTTTCAGCTTTAAGTTCAACTGTTGCAACAAATTATATTTTAACAAGTCACCCAGCAATTTATTTGTATGGCTCATTGTTTCATGCAGCAAACTTTTTAGGTGGTATTAATCCTCAACAAATTCAAACTTGGCAACAAATGTTTGCAACTGCTATGGAAAGATTAGAATTAAACGATAGAGAAGATGAATACAATGGAAGTCCTTTGCAAGTTAGAACTGTAACTTCAGTAGCATCTCCATTTATTTCAAATTTATAATAGGAAAAAATAATGCAATTACCTTTTGGCGAATGGTTGCCAGACCAACCAGATCATTTAAATCCTGGTGCAACTGTAGCAACAAATGTTTTTCATGCAGCTACAAGTTATAAGCCTGTAAAAGGTTTAGTACCTTATAGTGGTACATCAACTGTTTTACAAAATGCTAAAGGAGCAAAAAGTTTTAGAAATAATGAAAACACAGTTTTTACTTTTGTAGGAACAGCAGATACTATTTATCAATTATCATCAGGAACTTTTGTAGATAAGGGTGCTGGTGGATTATTTTTAAATACTGCTAAAGCATCATGCACAATTACAGTTTCAGATCAGGCAAATATTGGAGCTAACAAAACTATTACATTAAAAAAAAATGATGGCTCAACTGTTGTCTTTACATCAACTACAGGAACAGCATCAGGAACTCAGTTTAAAGTAGAAACAAATAACAATACTACTGCATCAAATTTAAGAGTTGCTATTAATGCTAATGCTCATTTTACAGCAACAGTTACAAATGCAGTTGTTACAGTTACCAGAGCAGCAGTAGGTAGATTAAATTTAACTAATGTTTCATCTGATACTGTAAGATTAACAACAACAAATTTTATTGGTGGCACACCTTTATCAGGAACTGCTACTGATTATATAACTTTTACTCAATTTGGTAATTTTGCTGTTGCATCAAATGGTGTAGATGCACCTCAATATTTTTTAATGGGAACTTCAACAGGATTTGTTGATTTACAAACTTTA